CTTTATAGTAAAAATTATTTAATCTAGAGTAAGCTGATGAGAAATGTACAAAATTAGCAAAATCTGTATAATCAATATTTATATCAATGCTTTTTTCTTGTAATATACTCTGTAATTGAGAATATTGAGTATTGATTGAGGATGATAATAATAATTGATTTAAATCAATATAGTCTGCTGATGATATTCCTGTTTGGTCTGAAGCTTTTAAATTAAAGTTAGGACCTTTTAATGGGGTTGTTAAGTCACTAGGTGTCACAACAGTAACAGGGAAAGTGACATTAATTCCAATCGGGTTAGCTACTTGGGTAACTATCCATAATGTTGTATTTGAGTCTAAATTAGAAGGTAATGGTTGATATAAATTTATTAATAATTCATATTGAGTATTATCTTTATTTATTAATATGTTATTAGCTATTACTAATTGGTTATTACCAAAATTTAAATAGAAGTCTTGAAAATATACTTGAGAATTCAATTTACTTGAAAACGCATTATATAAACTTTCTAAAACTTGATTGTTAATATTATTAGTAGCTATACTAATCTCTGTTCTATCACTAGATATAGATTTTATATAGTATGATGAATATGGAGATGAGTTTAATTCGTTATTTAAAAATTTATAAATAACATCATATGAACCTTGATTATAACCTCTATCTATGAGATCTCGTTCAGCATCTATATCAATTGTTGATAATGAACCAGTATTAATAATAGTATCATCTGGGGTAAGATATGCTGTGTAATTATATGATGTGAAATTAGTATTATTCTTTACCCCAATTACTGTGTATTCAATGTAATTTTCTGATGGATTAAAAACAGTTGGGATCTCACTATTGACAATAAGTCCACTCTGGTTTGGAGAGTAAGATGGTAAGAAATTAGATAAATCTATTGATGAAGTGTTAGCCGCCATTTGTTGATCCTGATAATTGTAGTTGTAATATAGTTTGGTTAGCTAGTAGTAGATCTTGTCTTAAACCTGTTATTTCATCTAGTAATACTTGTATTTCTTCTGAAGTGAAGGTAGATCCTACATATTGGCTACTTTGCTGAATTAGATAAGTATGTGAGTTAGTGTCTCCGTTTATGGGGATATTATAAAATAAACTCTCATATAGTCTAAAAAATTCATTAACTCCTACTGTTTCTTCTAATGAAGGAGTAGGAGCTTGAATGTTGCTAAAAGTAGTATCAATAGTGTTTTTATATTGATTTTTATCGTAAATTGTTTTATTTAATGTGTAATTAGCCATTTATTACTTTAAAACTATAGTTATTATCAAATACTAAAGTACTACCATCAATTGTAGTTTTAATTAAAATTGTATAATATCTTTCAGGTTGTAAACCATTCATATATAAATTAAAATAACTACTTTCAGTATCAGCACTTAATTGAGTAAATTGCTCATCAAAATTAATAACAAATTCATTTGTATCCAAGTCTTTTACAGCATAATATGAAGATGTTGGTAAATAATAGTTTACAGTATAATAAGAAGATGTCTGCCATACCCTAGCAGGATACTCAGGTCTAGCATTTACTCTGAATTTATTTACGCTTTCAGGGTAAAATACACCTGGGTTTTCAGCTATGTCTACAAATGATGGTGATATATTTAGAATAGTTTGGGTTGAAGAGCCTGTATTCCATGTATAGTCTCTCCATTTTATCTCTAATTGTGGGGGATAAATAGTGTGAGTGTCTCTTGAAAAATATCTTAAAACATTATTATATTCTAAACTATCAATGAATTCAGTTTGTTGTTTAACTATAATACCATTATTTACAATTAAACTACTAGTCCATGCTTTAACTATATTAGTAACATCAACGTTAATATCAAAATCATCAAAGTAACTAAATGTTTGGGATGCAGTCACTGTAGATACTATAGATGGATTAGACGATCTAGTAAACCAAGTACCTCCACCAATAGATGAACTATAAGAGGCTGTGACATATGGATTAAATGAAGAAGTAGCCCATCCTGAAGTAGTTGAAGCTCCTCTATAAATCCAGTTTACACCATTTGTATATTCAGGAGTATAAGCATACTTACCTGTTCCCATTTCCCAAGATTGAGAAATAGGATAAAATTCTAAAGTAGTATCAATGTTTAAGCCATCTCCATAAGCTAAATAAGCTAAGAATGAAGCACTCCATGGAGTATTACCTACTTTATTAGTTAGTATATCTGATATTTCAGTTTGGGAAAATTGTACTAAAAATCTGTTTGCTTGAGCATTACCACTGTCTTGAGCGTCTTCAATGCTTACATCTAATATCTCATCCAACCCAGTATTTTTATTAGGGTATCTTGAATAGATAGTAGCATCTTTAGTAGGAAATAATTTATAAATAGCCATATATTAATAAATATGAGTTATTAAAAAGATACAACTTTACCTTTAATATCTGTACTAGGATATTTAACTTCAAATATCATAGGATCTAAACTTGGATATATTGTGTTATTTTGAGTGGCTCCTGAAATATCATATGAGTATGGAGAATAACCTAGGCTTAAACCGGTTTTATTAACTATACTAACTGATTTAACAGTTTGGACCCCATCTATTTTATCTAATAAGATATATAGATCACGTAATAAGATAGGCTCATTGATTTGCCATTTATCAATATTAAAATAATCTTGTAATGAAGTTATACAATTAGTTAATACTAAATTATTATTATATTGAGGTAAAACAATTATTTCAAAATCTACACCTATATTAATAATAAAAGCGTCTTTAATTTTAATTGAGTCATTTATTACTCTATATTGTGATATATAAGTTGATAAATTTTGTTTTAGAGCGTTAGACGCGGTTTTTAAATTTTTATTAGCATCATAAGCTAAAATGAAAAAATTTATAGTTGATGGAGTTTCTCCAAGTGAAAGAGAAGATAATTTTTCTGACTCCATATATACTTTTGCTATTGAACCATATTCAGCAGGTAAACTTAAAGCTCTAACTAAATAATCATTTTGTGTGACTGTACGTAACTGGGTACTAAAATTCTCAATAGAGTTGAATTTTAATTCTTCTATAGTATCACCATCTTGACCACCAGTAGCCGCGGCTAAATTATTACATCCCACACTACTATATACTATATTAGCTACAGCTGAATTTAGACCAGTTACTTGAAATTTTTGATCATTAGATGATATATTATTAAGAGTATTAGAAGATACATTAGCTGTGACTCCTCCTCCTGTTAAATATCTTACAGTTAAAGTTGTATTATATGGAGCAATTCCATAAGTATCTGTATACAAAAAGTTAGATGGGGAGAAAGCTGTATTTAGTTTTGATTGTTTATAAGGTAAACCTAAACCTACATTATCTGGGTTAGGAATAACTTCTTCATCTGTGTTTGAGGTGTTAGTACCTGCTCCAAATTGGATTTGTAAGTTAGTATCTGATGTTAATCTAGTAACAAATCTACGTTGTACTTTTTTAAGTTGAAGTAAATATGGTGTATTGTTATCATCAGATGAGAAATTAGGATTATTAATATTAGTGTTTTTAATACTATCAAAAATAGTCTCTTGAGCTAAATAAGGTACCTCATACCAAGTATTTCCATCACTGTCTACTATATCTAAAATTCCTATAATATTACTAGCTACAATATCTACTGTTGGGAACTTTTCTGGGGACCCAAATGTAAATGTTTTGGTATTAATAGTGGAGGATATTGCTTTTCTAGTCTTTTTTAATAAGAAATATTCTGGGGTACCTGTTCCTGTATTAATAGTGGATACAGTAATATCTAATGGATCAGATGAACTAGAGAAAGAAAAATCAATATCATCTTGTATTAAGAAATTAAAATTACTTTGGGCTGTGTTAGTATTATTAGATGAATTAACTGTTGTATTTGGTGGGAAATATAGAGCGTAATCTAAATCAGGTACATATATACCACCAGATAATTTTGATGGTACTTCTTGAAATATATCTACATCAACAATAGCTACTCCTGTAGCTTTAGGTTTATATCCTAACATATATGCTAATGAGTATAAATTATTGGTTTGCTTAGCATACTCAATAAAGTTCTCTTGAATTTGATTATCTAAATAAAAAGATAAAACATCACCAATATACGCTGACATTTCCATAAACATCATCCCTGGGGATGTGTCTGAAAAATCATTATAAGTATTTGGATAGTAAGTTTTAGCAAATTCAGTCAGAGATTTTTTGAACTCGTTAAAATCTTTATTTAGGTAATTTATATTTGTAGCCATATTATATGGAAATATTTATTGTTTCTGGGGTGTTATTTAGTATAGAATAGGTTATTGATATATTCACAATATTTTCGTCATATAATGGTTGGATATTTATGCTTAATACTCTCACATTAGGAAATAAAGTATTTATATCTCTTATTAAATTATTTTCTAAATTTGATATACTAATTGGGGTCACATTTTCAAATAATTGAGCTCTTAAATTAGCTCCAAAATTAGGATTAAATACTCTTTCATTATTATTAGTTAATACATAATTAATAATATTAGATTTAATTTGTTCTGATGTTGTGTAAGTTGTATTAAAAACAGCAGGACCATTAAAAGGAATAGACACTCCTACCCCGACACGTTGGTTAATATCTAAAGGATGTTTATTTGGTATTCTATAAGCCATTATTTATTCATTATACCCATTATTTGATCTAAACTTACTTCACCGCCAGGTAAACTTGATCCTTCACCTACTGTGTTAACAGGTGGAGGAGTATAAGCGGGTTGGACATGTGATGAGTTAGCGGATACAACTGTGTCAAATTCACCTCCAATCATACTTCTTAGATTACGTCTAAGATCATAATTCATAGTTGATGTTGTTGGACCAGTAGCCATTATTGGTTGGCTAAAAAATGGAGCACCAGTATGTGATTCCTGTACTACTGTTTTAGGTGATTTAACTGCTTCAAGTAGAATG